AGTCAAAGAAAGGATTTGAGCGTTTTATGTGAATAATTGAATCAACCTCAAATCTAACTAATTGTTGACCCTGCTGTAAAATATAATAATCAATAGGACTTTCAACACTTAGACTATTTGCTCCTTTTTTCAATACTATTTGCACCCAATGGCTAGGTAAAATATATAACTGTAAAGGAACTCCTGCATTCAATCCCTCACTAGGGGACATCTTATAAAGATAAACATTGCCACAGACTTTTAAATAAACCTTATATAAAAATAATATATCATTCCATGTTTGAACGGGATTAGGTCGCTCAATAGGTATAGGTAGTTCGCTATCTGTTTTATAAGCTTTTTTCTTTAATTTGTTTATAGATAGCTTTTGTTGATAACTTGGATTTACTGGAAATCGTTTTAACTTATTTAATGAGTTTTTATCATCAATTTCTTTAATATAATAAGGTACAACTGTTGTTTTAGATGCCATTTGATTAACGATAGCATTTACGTCAGGATTCTCCCCATACCCTTTCACAAGTAGCGTTTCTAAAGTAGTGTTATAGGTATTAGTAGTGCCTCCTATTAGTTTATAAATTGCCTCGTTAAACTTATTATTTGAGTTTGGATTTATAAACGCATCCCAAGCTATTTGAAATCTATTTTTTGCCATTATAATATATTTTGTTTCAAAGATATAAAAATAATTTAGATTAATTATAAATTAAAAAGTAAAGAAAGTATCGTTCATTAAATTCCGTTCTATTCCGTAACAAGTCAAATCAATGTGTTCATCATGCTTAGCGTTTGGAAACATTCCGACCTGTTGTAAAAAAGCATCGTTCCAAGCCCCTTTTACTAATATAACACGTCCCGATTCGATGTAAGGTGAACACGCTCTTGCATTTTCAATCTTTGAACTATTAACAAAGTTAGTCTTTATTTCTGTAATATTTAGTTTTGTTTCAGTGTGTATCATTTGCTTTATAGATTTCCCTGATGCTTTTGGTTCTACTAATGTCATTGCTACCTTAACTCCTGAGCTATCGATATAATTTGGAATGAATTTTAATAATTCTGGCATTTCTAAGTATTTGTCAACACTAGATAATATCACATAGTTGTTATTCCACTTTGCCCCGATTTGAAATCCACTAGGGTCGTTCGCCGTATTTTTAGTGTATGCGCCATCAATTATTAACTCCCATTTTAAAGCACCTAAAGGAATTTCCGATTTATCAACAATAGTAAACCATTCTTTGCGCCACTCGCCCCCCTCTTCTGGAGATGGCTGTTGCATATATTGACCCGAAAAATTATATCTATTCGCTTGTCTTATTTGTTCTAATTCAGAAAAAGAATGTTTATCCGACCATAAAGGATTATTATTTTCATCTAATGCGGGTAAACATAAATGTTCCCAAACTTCACCACTACCACCTGATAATAAGTAGCCACTTAAATCATCTTCGTGTAGCCTTTGCATAATTAAGATTATCGGTGTATCTCTATCGTTTACCCTTGACCTTATTGTGTTGTTATAACGTTCGTTTACTGAATTACGCCTTGCCTCACTCGATGCATCATCAGGTTTTAAAGGGTCATCTATTATAATTGCACCGCTAAATTCTTTACTTTCTGCAACTCCAGCTCCAAACCCAGTAATAGCTCCACCAGATGCAGTAGCGTAAACACCTCCACCCTCTTTATTAAACCATTTCTTTTTACCTTGCGCATCTTTTTTAAGTTCCATATTCCAAAACTTTTGAAAAGCCTCACTTTCAATATACTCTTTTGTTTGGCTAGAGTTATCTAATGCAAGGTCATCTGAGTATGATAAATGAATAAATTTAGATTGTGGATTTTTAGCGAGTGACCACGCTATAAAGCATTTAACTGCTAATTCTGTTTTACCATAACGAGGTGGAATATTTATAATAAGGCGTTTTATTTCACCACTAACAACTCTTTCAAGGTAGTTGCATATTTTAATTAAATGTGGTGCTACTATAAAATTACGCCTGTGGTTTTCTTTGTAAATGTAACGAGTAAAGAATAGTAACTCATTTTCACATTTAACTTTTAATACTTTATCCTCACTAGTAAGTGCGTTCAAGGTTTTCGTTTATTAATTTAACATCCTCTGGTGTAAGTTCACCTGCATCATAATTGATATTCTTTTGCTCAATCATTTGCTTTGGCTTACCATACATATAATCAAAGAATAATTTTATAGCCCATTCTTTACCTAAGTCTATACTTTCTTTTAGTTTAGCGTGTGCAGTTTCCTCTAATGGAGAAAGTTTCTCAATTAGCTTTTGTTCTTCTGCTTTGCTTTTACGACCTCCATTATTACCAATAGTCCCCTTATTTTCTTTTCTCTTATCCATAATCAGTTAAAATCAGTTTACTGAAATAACAACAAATATATAAAATTAATAATTCATTTTGCTTTGAACGATTAAAAAATTACCGTTTAGTCTGTAATGTCGAATGATTGTAGAAATAGTTGAATTTTTGTATCCTGTAATTTTACAAATATTTTCAATTTTTAGTCCTTGTAAATAATAACTAAAAATAGCAACATGTAAATTTATATCATTTCTTCTAGGGTCTGAAAAATTAGGGAACTTTTGTTTATAGTTTAAAGGTTTTGACAGTTCATTAATTTGTTGATTATTATAATATACTTTTAAGGATTTCTTTTTCCCTTTAATACCATATTTTTTTAATCTTTTATGTAAAGTGGGAAGTCCTATATTTAAATCTATTGATATTTCTTGAAGCGTTTTCATAATTTACGTAAAAAATTGTCTAAATAATCAAATTCAAAACTTACAAAGCCATCATATTTATCCAAGTATCTAAATGTGTAAATCCAGTGCCATTTTATTGTGTTGTTTATCCATTTTTCAGGAACTTGTAAATTCTTTGATATTGCACTCAATCGAATAGGTCTACCACTTGGAGAAATTTGCGTTTCAAAGTTGAGGTTTAGTTTTATTTTATTCAGGGAAATTGTGTTCATAATCTGTCCATATTAAAACTTTCATACCATAGCTTCTTAATTGTTCTATTCTTATTTTCTGCACCTCTGAAAGTTTACCCATAGGTCTTTTAACTTCGATGTACATCGTTTCTCCGTCGCGGTGACAAATCAAATCAGGGTAACCTGAATGTGATAGCTTAATTACTTTTAGACAAAGCCATCCATCTTTTGTTAGCTTGTTGATTATTTTTGTTTGAATCTGTTGCTCCAACATTGAAATCTTTTTTAAAGGTTGAGTTAGTATAATCTTTTTTTCCTTGAACTGTTTTATATATCTTTTCTTCAATGCCATCCTTTGAGAATATCCAGAAGATAGTATTTTCTTTTCGCTCCAAAGTAGTCATTCTATCTTTTGCCTGGAAATAACTAACGGCACTAAAATCAATATTCATAAATACTAAATAGTCTGCATTTCTTAAGCTGATACCCTCACGACCGCTAACAATCTGTAAAGCTATATTTTTGTTAGTTGTATCAAACTCGTTTAAATCTGTAGTAAGTGTTTCTTTAAACACTTGCTTAAGCATTTCTAATTCAGCTATAAATTTATAAAAAATTCCTATCTTATAACCTTGAAATTTCTCTTTTATGAACTCGGCTTTTGATGGATCAACCACTCTAGTACTTCCATCCTCAAACTTAATTGTGCCACTAAATAACTGGTGTGTTTTCTGCTGTAATTTTACCCCTGTATCACCTAAAATTAATCGATTATCGCTTGACTTAACTACTAAATCCTTATGTAATTTATTAATAATTTGATAAGTTATAGGTTTCATTTCGCAATATAAAATATTCTCATTTACCGTTGTGGTGAATCCAGCTTCTTTTTGAGTAAAAGTAAGAATGTAATATCTTATATGATGCCAAAAGTCTTTTTTACGTGCGTCTGAATAGTCTTTTACTTGTGCATACCCTAAGTATCGAAGTTTAATATTAACATACTCATTTGCCCATTTATAGAAGTTTTGATAATCATTAAAAGGAGAATGATTTGATAGCCAAAAAATATGATAATATTGTGAATAACTTTCAGGTGTTGGAGTTCCTGAAAGCATTATCATAGGAATATTACCAAAACTCTTTTTAATCTCTTTAGCGTATTTTGATGGCTTGGGATATGAAGAATACCCGTGAACTTCGTCTATTATTATAATATCAAAATCGTTTGTTTCAATTTTATGTAATGATTCCCGATTGATAATAATTAACTCAAAAGAGTAGTTCATATTATCATAATCTTTTTGAATAGAAGAAAAAGCCTTTATTTTGGTGATAAATAATACTTTCTTTGCTTTTGCTAAATGGCACGTTTGTAAAGCCATAATAGTTTTTCCGCAACGTACTTCTGCAAAAATGCAAACTATCTTTTTTCGCTCCAATATTTCAGCAGCATCATTTGCTATTCGTTCCTGATAGTCTCTAATCTTCATAAAAAGTAAGCTTTTTTGAATTTTACTAACAAAACGTCGTTATATTTTGGATTGTCCCATCCTACGAAGTCTAAACAAAATCGTTTTGATACTGGAAGAATAGTAGGTAGATAAAAACCTTGATATTTCCTTGTTATCCAAAACCTAATCTGGTTTAATTCATAAGGTGTTAAAACAAAACTTCCCTCAAAATCTACCACTATTTTTTTATCTTTTAAATCTTTTTTAAAAGTTGGGTTTAAATTTGCGCTCATAACTAAAAATCTATTTCATCATTATTAATACTTTTATCTTCAAATCCTGACACTGAAAATTTACGAATCCCTCCGTTTGTTGTATCTTCTCTTTTCCATTGCTTAAAATCAAAATAAGTCCCAAGCCAGCGACCAAACCAACTTACATTCATATTTCTAGGTAATTCCCGATGTCCATCATTATAAGATGTCATTATCTCTTTTGTAGTGTAAAAATGATTAGGCTTCCATAAAAACTCATTCTCACAAAAATCGTAAAAGTCCTCACAAGTATTAGCAATGAATTTCTTTGTTTTACCTGTTTTCAATTCTGATTTTATCAACCCATTTTTAAAATATTTCTGTAAGTTTGAAATCATATAATTAAAAAATGCGTTCCATTCTTTATGATTCCAATCATTGAAAAACATTTTACCAAACTCATTTCTAGGCTTGTAGTTTTTAGAGTAATGCCTAAAAAGTTCTATTTCTATTTTTCTATCCTCGTGACTGTCTCCAACTCCAGATAAAATATAATTTGAAGTAAATAGTATTTTAGGACTTTTTACAAATGGAATTTCGATAGGTTGTTGAAACTTCTTTTTTAAAGTTAAATTACCTGTCATTATAGAAAATAATGTTTCTAATTTAAAAGTTCGCTCCATATCATCAAAGCAAATAATATTGTCGTCTAAGTTAACAACATCATACGGAAAGTTACCTTTATTATCAAACTCCTTACCGTTTAAAGTAACAAGTTTTCTCATGTGTCCAAGTGCCTTAGATATTATAGTTTTACCTGTCCTACCTGATGGATTGTCGTTTAATGTTTCGTCGTACAATACAATAGCTAGTCCTTCATCTTGCTTTTTATAAGTCGATAAAAGATAACCAATAGCACATTCTATTGTTAGTTTTCTTTTTTCGTCTTTATTCGATATGTTATTTATAAAAGTCTCAAAGTCTGATTTTAAATCTATTGTCTCAAAATCGTGAGGTATAATATTCTTTTGCCAAACAAAACCACCTACATTAATATAATCAATAAATGAAATAGAATTTTCTTTTACCTCAACTACTTTATTTTTAAAGAATAAATAAGAAACATCAGACGTATCTCTAATCATTGTCAATTCTTTTGTATCTAGTTGGTTTAAGTATGATTCATTGAATTTTGTCGTCGAACGTGCAAAGAAATTATAAACATTCATGTCAATTTCAACAACGTGATTCAAAACAAAATCTTTGATATGAATTTCGTTAACTTCGTTTATCACATTGTTATAAACTTTTACAAAAGTGAACTCCTTTTCATTTAGCTGTACTTTATAAAATCCCCTGTTTTCTAAAAACAATTTGAACTTATAATCGTTGAGCGATAGTTTGCCGTTTTTATCGGTGTCCCAAAATATTAAAAAGTCATCTTCAAAGTCAAAATCAATAACTTCTTCAATATCTGAATCGGTCAATCCGTCTTTGCGAAATTCTCGTTTCGCTTTCTGAACCCCCTTTTTTAAAACTTCTTTCGCCTCCCTAATTTTATTGTCATCAACTAAAACCAAACTATCAAATTCAGAAGTATTTTTATATCCTGATTTTATAATACTTTCTAATTCTGAATCAGTAAGCCCAGCAGAATAGAAATTCTTAAACATAGATAAGGCTTCGTCTTTATGTAAACCAGCTCTATTTAATCCACAGGCTAATTTAAAAAGATTATTATTTCTTTCCCCAGCATTTAAAGTAAATTTCTTATTAAACCACTTTATAATAACATCTACTTTTTTTGAAGTATCAGTAATTTGAAAGTGTTTAGGATAATTTGATTTTTGAGCAACTTCTGTATATTCTTTTTTTAATGCCCAAACTTTTGAGTTTTCATTTATAAATAAATCAGGGTCATAACTTTCATAACATACTCTCGAAATATCTTTAGTTTTTGCATCTAAATATGAGTCAAAAGTTTCACAAATAGCTTCGTAATACTTTTTATGATTTTCTATTTCAGGAGGTATTCTCACGATTGCTTTTACTCCATTCCCTGATGGGCTTATAAAAGCAGAATAAATATATTCGTTATCCTGTAAAGAATCTCTTAAACAAACAGCATCTTCAAATGATGGTAAGTCGTCAAAATCTAAGCAAGCGAACCCAGAATGCTTAATAATATTTTTAGCTGCACGCCTTGAAAATTCACCAGAAAAACAAACTGATGATAATTTAGATTTTAAGTAAGAGGCTTTGTTTTTATTTTTTTCATTTCTAATAGCATCTATTTTATGTTTATTAGAACCATCTTTAAAAGACAATAGCACTTCATTAATTTCTTTGTAAAAAGGATTTTCTACTTCTGTAATTTCTGAAAATATTGTAACCATAGTTAAAAAGAAAACCGTTTGAATTTCGTCGTCTCAAACTACTCTTCAAACGGTTACACGTTTAATATTTTTAATTGAGACTTTTACAATTACAAATATATAAAATAAATCAATATAAAAAACATAGAACAGCAAAAACAGCATATTTTTTCATTTTTTTTTTTGCTGTTCTAATGACATCAAATAATAACATATAAAAAAACAGCAAAACAGCATATTTTTACTTTTTGACAAGAAAATATTTTTTTTAAGTGCTTTTAAAATATATATATATATATGGCGTTTTTTTCGTGATTTGCTGTTTCTTGTAAGATTTTTACATATAAAACAGCATAAAAAAACAGCATATCGTGAAATATGCTGTTTTTATTTTTTAAAATTGATGTTTTTACACTAAAAAACTACGTCATCTTCAACTTCCTCTTCAATAACTTCTTCTATTACTGGCTCTGATTTAACTAAGTACGCTTTTAAGTATGCTTCAAGAATATCAAAACAGGCATCGGCTTGCTCATTCTCTGCATCGGATAACGAACGCTCAAAACTAAACTCTGGCATTGAGAACTTAACCGCTCCTTTTTTACCATCTTTAGCGGTTTTCACAATTACCCATTCCTCTGGAAGTCGTGAACGTGTCTTTTGAGTGAACTCTCCCCACGCTTGAACGCTTGACCCTTTCAGTTGTAAGTTTTCAAGTGAGCCATCTTCAAGCATAATGTAAATAGATTTCACATAGTGTCCTCCTGCTGCAACAACTTTCTCTTTAATATCTTTATACAGTCCTTTTGCAATTTCATTTCCTTTGAATGGTTTGACAGTCATAATCTCTTTTGAGATAAACTTAACCTCGTTGGAATAAATACCGCTTGATGTCGCATCATTCCATCCTTTTACGCTGTGTAGTTCATCAAGAACTAAGAATTTAAACGGTAAAGGAATTAATACTTTCTTTTGTGCCTCTTTATCGTAATATTCAAACGCTTTTTCGTTTGATTTCCATTCGATAAACTTTGTTGCTGGATTGCTTTGCGGAGTTGCAAAGGCTTGTTTTCTATTACTCATAATATTTTTTTTTATGGCTTAAAATTACGATGCCTAAGCCTTGCATCTGTTATTATGAATTGTAAAGATACAAAATTAAAAACTAATAGCCAAACTACTTTTTCTCGGAGTAGTTGAAACCTTTGGCACTTGATTTCCGTAGGCATCAAAAGTATCTTGTTTTTGAGCCATTTTTAATTGTTCCGTTCTTGCATCTAAATCTTTTTTAATCGTTGCATAAACTTCATCCTCTGCAAAATTTATCGTATCGCCACCACTTCTAAACGTACCTTTCAATCCAAACGCTTCAAAGTTTTCTTGTGGGAGTACTTTTAGCAACTCGGAATTAATGACTTCTAATGCTTCGCCTAATCGTTTGGCTTGTGCTAAAAGTTCATATTTATCAACTTCACCAGAATCTAAAATTTCTGTTATAAACTTTTGACTTGATAATTGAATTTCTTTTTTAGTAGGCAAAAAGTTTGATGTTTGAATTTCCTCTTCACGCATCATCATAAATAAATCTTTGTTTCTCATTTCTTTTTAATTTTAAATTATCTCAATTTTATATCCTAATTCTTTTTCGATTTCTTCTTTGGTCATTTGATTAAGCATTTAATAAACATCCAAATCTTATAAACCAAAGTTGATAATATCCCTATTCCAACTCCCATGACTAAAATATAGTACATTAAGTATATTGTCTCCATTATAGCTTCCATTTATCGTGATAATACTTTACTACTAACATTCCTCCAACAATTACAAAGAAACATAATCCTAAGCCTATTGCAGTTGCAAAGGATAAATCGGACATTAATAAGTTATTTTTCATAAAATAGAAACTTTAATATTCCAATTTGGAAAAGGTTGCTTTATCAAATATTCTATTAAATTCATTCTTTCAGTTTTATGTACTGATTGATTTTTTAATGAATTTTTATAATTTAATTTAGCTTCTTTTTTTTGGTCTTTGTTAAAAAATCTTTGTGCAACTTCTTGTAAATTCCCCTCGTTAGGATATACAAAAAAGTTTCTTACGATATTTATACCGTTTCTAGTTTCTAAAATGTGTGTAATTGATTCCATTTTTTTTAATTATTTAAAGTTTATTGTTGTTATTTCTCTGGTGTTATAATTTCGTATCCGTTTACATTTAAGCTATTCAAAGACTTATTATAGTTATGGTCTTCTAATGACTTATAAAACTCGATTTCTTTTGATAGTCCCGCAATTGCTTTGTCTAACAAATCACGTTCAAGGAATGACATTTCTTTGTAGATTCTGCCGTTCACAGTCCAACGACCGTTTACTAATTGTATTCTAAGTTGTTCCATAATCTAAATCTTTTCTATTAGTTTAATAATTTCGTCAATCGTTTGGCTTTTGATCACGTAATCTGAAGCCGTGAATACTAATTTTTTAGGAATCTTTTCCTCTTCAATCGATTCCAGTAAAATAAGATACTTATATTCTTTCGATTCAAAATTAGCCAACACTTCTAAGTTACGCTTAAGGTGAGCGTGTGTTAGTTTGAGTTCGTGCGCTATTCGCTCTAATTGTGGCGTGTTTGCTATTTCTGATAACTCTTGGTGTATCTGTTTCATATCGTAGTGATTTTGGTTAGGAGTTGTTCGATGTCTTCAATGTCTTTATCTGAAAAAGTAATAACTCTACCTCCCCCAAAACTTAAATGTATCATTTTCAACATCTCAAACATTTCTGGAGCCGATGCGATTAGTTGTGCGTTGGCTGTTGCTTCTTCTAATGTGACTATAGGCTCTAATTCTCCATAAAAAGCACGTGCAATAATATCTTTGTCTGAAGTAATATTTATCCACGCTCTTTGTTCTGATATATTTTTTATACTCCACTTCCCTTTTGTTCCTTTAAATTCCATAATTATTTCTGATTAAACATTAATTCTCTTTTAAGTGCTTTTAGTCTATTTCTTAGTAGCGTGTTATCACCACAAATATTGACTAAATAATCTAATTCCGAAACAGCTTTTTCAATTGCAGTATTTTGCTTAATTATAGCCGTTTCGATCCATTCAAAATCCTTAGTGTCTTTTGCATAGTCGAGGCACTCTTGTAAGTTTACACTATCAAACTCCTCTTGTTCAT